GTTCCAGTCCATCGTGATGAAGCTCGCCGACACCGGCAGCCTCCGTAACGCCCCGTGCTTCCTCAACGTCGGCAGCATCAATGGCTCCGGCAGCGACAGCATCCAGGTTCCGGTCGTCGGCCTCAATGGTACCGACATCATGGCGGCGGTGTCTGACGGCTCCGCGGTCAGCAACACCTCGATCACCTCTGCCGCGGCGACCGTGGCCGTGGCGCGCCAGGCGCTCCGCTACGACCTGACCGATCTCGCTCGCGTCAGCAACAGCGTGGCCGGCGGCGTTGACCTCGAGGGTCTGTCCAACGCGATGGTAGCGGCTTTCAACGGCCGCTTCAATCAGATGGTGTGCGCGCTTTCCGGTGGCTTTGCCACGCAGGTCGGCAGCACGGGCGTCGATCTCACGACCGACACCTTCTACGACGCGATCTTCGCGCTCCAGCTCTCCAGCGTCATGGGCGATTACCACGCCATCCTGCATCCCCAGCAGTACAACGACCTCATGTCGTCTCTGCGAGCGGAAGTGGGGCCGGCTCAGTACCTCATGGCCAACCAGGAGCAGACGAACGCTCTCGGCGCCTCGTTCAAGGGCAAGCTATTTGGCGTCAACGTCCACGTGTCGTCCTTCGTCCCGAGCGTGGGTGGCACCGACTACCGCGGTCAGATGCTCGGCGAGGCGGCGATCGCCTACGCCCTCGGCACCCCGGCGCCCATCCAGGCCGCTGGTGGCGTGATCATCCCGGCCGGCGCCCCGATCGCCGTGGAGTGGGAGCGCGATGCCGCTTCCGGCCTCACGAAGGTCGTCGGCTCCGCGTTCGTCGGCGTTGCCGAGCTCCAGGACCTCAAGGGCGTCGGCATCCTGTCCGACCTCTGATCCCGTAGCCTAGCGTCGGGGCGTGTCCTCACTTATGGTGGGGGCACGCCTTCGGCGTTTCACAGGAGGGATCATGGCGGCAACATTCACGACGGCCAACGCGTCCGGGTTCGAAGGCACTCCCGCCTCTCGCCCGCAGGCGATGGCAAACCTTCTCAACATGCCGAGCAACGCGCAGTGGTGGTACACGCATCACCCGGCTCACTGGCAGCTCGTGGAGGGCGAATGGCTCCCCGACCTCACGCAGATGGTGGCGATCCCCGGACTCAACCGCGTCGATAAGAACGGAGACACGGCGCTCACCGAGGTGCATCTCGCGAAGAAGGGCGCCACGGTCATCCCGTGGGAGGTCGAGCCTGGTGGCTACTGTATGCAGTTCGCTGGCGTGAACGGGCCTGTCTACCTCTCCAAGTGGGAGAAGCCGAAGCTCGTCGCCGGCCAGCTCCGCGTCACGCCTGACGAGGCCGGCTATCGCGAGTTCCGTAAGCGCCTCGTCGTGGAGGGATGGATCAAGGTTCCCGATCCCGACTTCATCGATGTGATCATCGGGCGTCAGGAGCGCCTCGTCAACGAGCACCGCACCCGCGCGCCGGTCAATCCCGGTAGCGCGCTGATCCTCCCGGTCGCAGAGAAGCGCCTCGAGGACATGCGCGCCGCGAAGGAGCGCCTCTATGCCACTGACGAAGCCGCGCCGAAGCGTGGTCGCAAGTGAGCGGCGAGAAGCCGGCGATCCGGCAGGGAATGGATCAGATGACGAAGCGCCTCGTGGAGGGCGGGATGCCTTCCGACAAGGCTCGCAAGGTCGCGCAGGATGCGGCTCAACGTGCGGATCGCAAGGAGCGCGATAAGCGTTAGCGCAGGTGGAGGTCGGGCATGTCCCTCGCAGAGACGGTCTACGCTGCTCGGTTCCGCTCGACGGAGACGATCGAGCGTGGACGCCAGCAGGCGCTGACGTGCCCGACCCAGCGCGCAGGCGCGACGGCCACGCCGACGAGCGGGACGATCACGATCTACCGGCCTGACCAGACGGTGCTCGTGACGTCCTCCGTTACGATCCCCGGCGGCGGGATCGCCACCTACTCGCTGGCTGCGGCGACCACGACGGCCGAGCAGCTCGGCGAGGGCTGGCTCGTGGAATGGGCGCTGGTGATGCCGGATGCGGTCACGCACACGTTCCGCAACGACGCGGCGCTCTGCCGTCGCACGCTCTACCCGGTCATCAGCGATGCCGATCTCACGATGCGGCACAGCGACCTCCCGAACCTGCTTGCATCGGGCACGACGAGCTATCAAAGCTACCTCGACGAGAGCTTCGCCACCCTGTGCAACAGGCTGATCAGCCAGGGGCGCAGGCCGTTCCTCGTGATCCAGCCAAGCGCGCTGCGCGAGGCGCATGTGTCCCTCTGCCTCCACATGATCTTCCTCGATTTTTCGACTTCGGCCGGCGACTCTGGACGCTGGCAGGCGCTCGCGGATCACTACCTGCGCGCCTACACCGAGGCGTGGAACCAGTTGCGCTTCACCTACGATGAGGCCGACGAGAACAAGGTGGACGCCACGATGAAGAAGGGCGCCGCGAGCACGGTGTGGCTCAACGGGCGCGGCGGTCAGTCCTACTGGACTCGGTGGTATTGATGGCCGCGAAGAGCATCCGTCAGTTGCGCGAGGACGTCACTGCGCGCATCCTCACGCTCACGGGCTGGAAGGAGTCGAGGGTCGCCCCTGACAACTTCGGCCGTGACGCTGACAGCATCGCGCATAAGGCGTTCGCGGTGCATCCGGCAGAGACTGCCGACATGCGGGCGTACCGTGGCCGGCCGGCTGAGGGCCTCCTAGTTGAGACTGCGCTGACGGTGCACTACTGCTGGCAACTCAAGCCAAAGGCCATGAGCGACAGTTACGACGACGCGCTCGATGGCGAGCAGGCCGTGGTCAACGTGCTGATGGCCTATGATGCGTCGTGGCCTCTGTCCTACAAAGTTCAGGTGATCCGCACCACGCGCACCACGTCGGATAGTGGCGAGTGGGTGCTCGGTCAGGTCGAGACTCGTATCGTTCACACGCTACCGCTTCAGTAAAGGGGTGTAATCATGGCCATTTCCAGCATCGTGAAGAACTTTCGTGACGGGAGTATCATTCTAAAGGACGGAACCGGCACGCCGATCGCGCTTACCGTCGAGTTCGAAGCAGGGGACTTCTCGATCTCGGGCCTGTCCGCGAACAGCAACACCGAGACGACGACGTACCTCGATCGTGGCTCGCTCGGCACGGTTCGTCTCACGAACCAGACGTTCCCGACCTTCTCGTTCACCGCGCACATGACCGACCTTTCGGACGCGACGAACAAGACGCTTTACGATGCCGTGAATCAGAAGGGCGCGTTCGCGGGGGCCGTCTCCACGATCGCGAACAGCGACGTCTACGGCCTCGACGTCGTGATCTCGATTGAGGGATCGACCCTGGGCGACCCGACCGATCACGTCCTCACGCTGGTCGGCTGCCGTCTGTCGATCGACTTTTCCGAGGGCGATCCCAACTCGTTCACGGTCAACGGCACGGTCTACGGCAGCATCACCGCGGCCTGATCCACGCTCGAGGTCGAACCTCTCGCACGACGCCCTCCTCGCCGGTTAGGCTGGGAGGGCGTTTCCATCGGAGGGAATATGGACGTCACGCTCGGTCGGTTCACTGTCACGCTCAAGAAGCCTGCATCGTTCACACTCGCACGCGAGGTCACGATGGCCGTTGGCACGAGCGCAATCCGCGGACTCGGCGCGGCGCTCGGCGCGTGCTGGGGTGGTAAGTCGCTGAAGGCCAAGTACGGCTACGATGCCCTCGCCTACGGTGGCGCTGTCGTTGACGAGCTGATGGCGCTCGGCGTTCCGGAGGCTGAGATCTATGCGGCCGGCAAGGTGGCGCTCGACCTGGTGATCGAGAGCCTCCCGCGCGAGGAGGCCGTCGCGCAGGCCGAGACTTTTACCGAGGCCCAGACGGAGGGCTAGATGCCGTCGCGCTCGAGATCGGCCTGACCTACTGCGGCGACCCAGACGCGTTCTTCTCGTGGACTCGCGAGCAGCAAGAGCGCGTCCTAGCGTGGTGGAGGGTGAAGCACACGCCGCCGAAGCCTAAGCAGCGCCCGAAGGCGCGCGAGGGTGATACGGTGTCCCCAGAGGCGAGAGCCTTCTGGGGGATAGGTGGCGGGTAAGCGGATCACGGTAGGGCGCGCCAGCACGACCATAGGGCCGGAGCTCGAGCGCGCTCTCGATCGGATGCTCTCCACGACCTACGCAGAGGTCAAGCGCGAGGTCGAAGCCATCGCCGCGGACGTCACCGAGAACGCCCGCGACAACTGGTACGACAACGTGCAGGAACGCACTGGCAGGACGCGCGCCGGCATTGACTACGAGATGCGGCTAACGCCTACGTCTCTGCGCGGCGTCGTGTTCTCGACCAACCAGGCGACGTACATGGTCAAGCGTCGTGGGCCTCTGTCGAAGCTCGGGCGAGGAGTGTACGCCGAGGAGTTCGCAGAGGTGATGCGCGTGTTCCGCGCGACGGGACGTGTCCCCGAAGGCTACGCCTTCGCGCGCGTGACGCGTACGCGTCGTCCGGTCGGCGTGATCAAGCTGGAGCCTGACGGCAAGTACCCACGCGACGGTAAAAACGTCTGGAAGGTGCTGGTCCTCGACTTCGGCAAGCGGATTATCCGCGAACGCCTCGATGACATTGATCGCTCACTTCAAGCCGTCGCTCGTCGCGCAGTCGCATAGGGGGATCTCATGGCAAACGTCGAACTGTCGATTGATGCGAACCTAGCCGGCCTGCGCTCGGAGCTCGGGAAGATCCCCGGCCTGACCGCAGAGCAAGCCAAGCTGATGACGGCCGAGCTCAACAAGAGCATCAAGGCCAGCGAGCGCGCAGCGAAGGCCGCGGGCGCTGCTTCCAAACGAGCGATGGAGGAAGCGCGAGTCGCCAGCGAGGCTGCGGCCAAGAGCGTTGGCGACGTCGGCGACAAGTTCGGCCATGTCGGAAGCGCGGCAGGCAAGCTCGCGGGCGGCCTCGACCTTCTCGCGCCAGGACTCGGGGACGTCGCACGCGGCGTTGCGGATCTCGCGGACGTTGGCGAGGTCGGCGCAAGCCTTCAAGTGTTCGGCGTCGTCGCTGGCTCTGCGGCTGCGGCCGTGGGCCTGCTCGCGCTGTCGCTTGCACCTATCGCCGAGTTGATCCTCGAGGAGCGGCGCGAGGCCGAGGCTACGCAGGCTGCACTTGATGCCTACACGAGCGCCACCGAGGCGGCGAAGTCGGCCAACGACCAGTTCGCTACGAGCCTTCAGGGCGTCAACGACTACATCAAGCTCGCCACCGGCCTCGAGACGCAGGCCGAGCAGACGGCACGCAAGCGCATTGAGGCGCTACGTACCGAGGCGCAGGCGCAGACGGCCGCGACGCAGGCGCTGATCGATAGCGCGGAGGCGCTCAAGGCAAGGAAAGAAGCAGAGCAGTCCACTCTGCTCGCGAAGGCTCGCCTTGGCACGGCCAGCGAGGCCGAGATCGCGCAGCTCAAGGCGAACCGGTCGATCCTTGAGGATCTCAACGTCGGACTCACCGACAACCGGCGCAGGCTCGAGGAGGTCGCCACGGCGACGGAGGCTAGCGCCGACTTCCTCACGCTCGAGGCGCAGGCCATCGAGCACGCGGCGAAGAACAGCGAGCGTAAGGCCAGCGCCGACAAGGCCCGTGCGAAGGCTGCGGACGAAGCGCGTGCCGCAGAGATGAAGAACGCCGAGGCCATCAAGGCGCTGATCGATCAGATCGCAGCCTACGATGCCATCGACGCAGAGTTTCAGCGTTCGCTCGAGGATGCTGCCGCGCTCCACGAAGCCAACGCGAAGGCCATCACCGACAAGCACGCCGCGGCACTTGATGGCTTCAGCAGCAAGCTCGCCGATCTCGTCCCGACGGAGCCGCTCGATGAACTCACGAAGCTTGAGCTGCTTCTGTCCGACGTATCGCTCGCCATGTCTCGGGCGCCGACCGAGGAACTCGGAATGCGCTATTCGGCCATGGCCGACGAGATCACGGCGCAGATCGAGCGCGTGAAGATGTCGCAGTCGGGATGGTACGCGCAGGCCACGCAGATCTCTGAGGGCGTCAACGGTGTCGCCACGACGGGCGCTGCACTGTTTGAGTCGCTCGGCACCATCAGCGAGCACGCCATGGAACGTGCGACGAGCGCCTACGCGGACGCCATCGCCGACCGAAAGCGACTCGGTAAGGATGCCACCGACGCGGAGAAGAAAGCGGCAGCGGACGAGGTAGAGGCGCGCAGGAACGCGCTGATCAAGGCGTTCATGGTGGATAAGGCCGTGAAGATGTCGCAGGCGTTGATCAACACGGCACTCGCCGTGACGTCTGCACTTACGGCAGGCCCAATCGCAGGCCCGATCCTCGCCACGGCGGCAGGCGCGGCAGGCGCTGTTCAAGTCGCATCCATCGCCAGCGAGGCGCCTTCGTTCCACAAGGGCGGCTTGATCGGCCAGCCTGACGAGATGACCGCGACGGTTCGCTCGGGTGAGGCTGTGCTAAACCCGATGGGCCGCGCGCGACTCGGAGACCAGACGATCCGCGATCTCAACGCGGGCGCCAGCAACGACAGCGGAGGTCAGGCCATCCAGGTCGTCTATGGACACAGGGCGTTCGACTACTTCGTCAAGAGCCACCTACGCACCCGCATGACCCTTCCGCGGGCGTTAGGGAAGGGCACCCGTACAGGCCAGCGAGGGGGATAAGATGGGATCTGCCGTCAACGTCAACGCTCTACGTGGACTCCTCGTCCATGACTCGCGGATCACGGAGGCGGCGTTCAGCAAGTCGCTATCGACGTACTCGCAGGCCGGCGCACAGCCTGGCGTGCCTGTTCCGCAGCGTGAGTCCGACATGGTGCTCGAGACGGTCGGCACCACGACGGCAAGCGGTGGCGCGCTCGAGGTCGTCACGGTTCGCGCAGGCGGGGCCTCGTACAACGTCAACGGAGAGGTGCAACCCGGCGCGTTCGCGTGGCGGCAGGCCGGCGGCTCGTGGCTCGGCAGCAACGGTCCCGGCGTGGTGTCTGGCTGGTCGCCTCTGCACACGTTCGGCAGCGGCGGCACGGACTACAAGTACGCCTTCGCGCACGCGCTCCAGACGTCCGAGGGGACGTTCCTCGTAGCGGCGCGCAGGTACACGACGCTCGGCACGTTCGCGAACCTCGTAGTGCTCCGCAACGTAGGCGGCACGGTAACGACGATCTCGCTCGACACGCTGCCGGTCGCTGACGCGCTGTACCGGCCGTGCCTCGTGGCGCTCCCCAACGGGCGCACGCTGCTCCTGTCCACGAACCCGAACCCGGACGGCGCGAGCACGTACACGATCGCTGCATGGGTGTCCGACGATGACGGCGTGACGTGGAGCCAGCAAGCGCCGACTACGATCCGGTCCTCCTTCACGACGGCCGACTACGAGCCGCGCCGGCTGCGTGCCGCCTACTCGCGCGGACAGGTCATGATGGTGTTGGCTGTGCGTTCTGCGGTCGCCACGACGATCCCCGACATCATGGTGCAGTACGCCAGTGCAGACGGCGGGATCACGTTCAGCGAGGTCGACCGCACCGATGGCGATAGCGACAATGTTCACGCTGGCGGTGTCCACGAGGTGCTCGGACTCACGTCAGGGTCTTTCGCACTGCTCTACTGCGGCTCGTCTTACACCGAATGGGGTGCCAACAGCGCCGTGCTGTCGAAGCGACTCGCGAGCGCATGGGCGCGCATGTCTCGGACGACGCCCACGACCGTCGCGGAGCTGATCAACCCATCTGCGGCGCTGTCGGTGGCGAACGAGCTGTCGGACTCTACCGAGCTCGCCGCGTGCGTGGATGAGAGCGGCGCTGCCTATGCCGTGGCGCAGGACTTCACGACGCCAGGCGAAACGCTCATGTCGCGGAGCATCGACGGCGCGACGTGGACGCGCGTCACCGACAACGTACAGGCGGCCTTCACGCACGCCACTGCAGGCTTTGAGTGGATCTACGGTTCGCTCACGTCGTGGAATGGATCGCTCCAGCTCGTGTCCGCATGGGATTCATCGGCGTGGCCGTACCAGATCGGGACGACGCAGCTCGGCTGCTACAGCACTGCGACGGTGCCTTACTGGCCTGTCTCGGATGCGGCGCCCGACAGGATGCTGCCGTGTACGCTGCTGTGGGTTCCGTTCTGGCTTCCGGCCTCAGCGGGCTGGACGCGGACCGTCGTGGGTGCACCCACCGACGTCCTCGCCACTGACGGTACGTTGACGCTGACGACGGCGCTCGGCGAGGCGATCTCCTACACCGACAACGGCACGGTATGGCCGGCCGGCGCGGACTTCACGGTCGCCGCTGTCGGCGAGTGGATCGCGACTTCTGGACGCAGCGAACTCCGCGCGCTCGGTGCTGACGGATCGGCGTCCTACGGCGTGCGCGTCCGGTACTCGGGCACTACCGTGGACGTGATCGACCACTACGGCGGCGGCACGCTCGGGACCTTTACGGTGACGGCTGGCGTGAAGATCCACGTTCGCGCGATCATCACGGTTAGCGGTAGCCCCGCAGCCACGGTCTACGTTGGAACGTCGGCCGGCGCGCTGTCTCCGGTCAAGCCTGCGGTTCGCGTGGTCAACGGTGCCGCGCTCGTCTCTGGTGGCGCTTCTGGGCCTAGTTCTACGGTCGTGTGGAATCAGGCCACGCAGGGTGCATCGTCCTGGTCAATGGTGGCGTGGGGCACGCGCCGCGACACGAGCAACCCGCACACGCTGAGTATCCCCGGCACGATGCCAGGACGTCCGTTCTCGCCGCAGCCTCAGCTCCTCGACTACGGCATGTCGATCCGCGCTGTGGCTGGGCCGGCCAAGGTCGGCGACGGCTGGGACGTAAGCAACCGCTACGATTACGCGCTGTCGAACGTGCTCGCGTCGGTGGCTCCGTCGCCTCGGCAGACGTGGCGCAGCACCGACACGACGGCACAAACGCTCGTGTGGGAGCTCGACACGACGGCCGCGAACGTGAGTCCGCTGCGTGGGCCGCTCGGCGCGCTCTACCTCGGGAACGTGAACTTCCGCACGGCCATCCTCGCCGGCCGGAACTCGGCTGGCATCTGGCAGAACATCGGCGTCATCGACACGAGCGCCTCGTCCTCGGGCCTGCGCTGGGTGCGTGCCGGTACGATCGTGGAGCCTGACACATCGGCCGCGACGAGCGCCGGCTACTACTGGCCCTACGCCAGCCTTCAGGGCGCGCGGTTCTCGTTCGACACGAGCATTGGCCCAGTGCGCCCCATCGGCGCATCGACAGAAGGCAACTGGACTAACGCCGCAGCGAAGCGGGTGCGCCTGCTCACGACCGGAAGCATGACCGGCGTAGGCAGCAGCGGCACGGCCGGCGCGATCCTGCAT